AATCAACGGCACGTTTCGGGACAATCTTCCATTGCATCAGACGGGTTAAAATTGGCGTATCGTCGCCAACTTCGGTTGCGTAAACACCCTTGATGCGCACAGTTTCCTCGCCGTACTCATTCACGTCTTCGCTTGCCTGATACCAGGTGCGCACGGCCAGATCGTCGCGGCGCACGAACGGCCCGCCCTGAGCGTTAACGTATCCGGCCCAGTCTCCCGCGTCGGCGGCGTCATGCGCGGCCGCAAACTCGACGCTAAGGCCGTGTGCTGTTTCGCTGTCAGCCATGCGGCGCAGTTCGCGATAAACCGTGACCGGCGCGCCGCCCACAAACTGGAATTGACGGATGTGCCAGCGTGCCGCCCAGGCAGAAACGGCCGAGGCGGTTTCCTTAAGGTCTTTGCCGCTTTCGTCGTCAGTCTCGCCGTCCAGCGCGTAGCCATCGATATTTTTGGAAATGTATTTAGCGACGTAACCCGTCGCGCTGCCTTTCTCCGGGTCAATAGCCTCGGCGTGAAAACGGGCCTTACGGGCCTTTTCGGTTGTCAATTCGCTGCCGTCTTCCTGCCAGGCGTAGTCGCGCATAATCTCGCGCACACGCTCAGCCTGCTCCGGGCGCATAAACATGAGCATGTGCCAGTGCGGGGTCGCATCATGATGAGGCTCAGCAACGCGGATCCCGAAGATGCGGATTTCTTCTCGGTGCAGCTTGGCGCGGATTTTCTGCCAGACGCTGCAGAGATAACGCTGTGTCTCGGCCGGGCTGGCACCGTTCCATTTGCGATTTCGATGCCCGGTTTTGATTGTGGCGTGATAGCGAGCCGGGGCGGTGAGGGTGTAAAACTCACCGATAAAGCCCATTTCGGTGCAGATGTTTTCGAAACCGCGAATGCGGGTCATCAGCTCGCATCGACGGATCGCCGGGTTAGCTACGCTGCCGTCGTACTTCTCGATCAGGCTGATGCGGTTGCCTTCCTCGTCTTCAAGCTCCATTCCCTTAAGAAATTCACGGGTGCGGCGCTTCTGTTCGCGCCACTCGGAGACGGTCATACTGCTGGCGTAGGGGGTTTGCTTTTTGCTGACGTTAGCCAGTGCGATTTGGAGATGTTCACGCCATGATGCGGCGACGCGACGCAGCCTGACTTTCCACCACTTTTCCGTCTGCATACGCAGGATTGCCGGAGTAACTTCCTCCGGGTCAAAAAGGCGCGACGTGACCTTTTCCCACAGTGGAGGCGTCTGGCTCAGCTCGCGGGTGATGGTGGCGGCGGTCATGTAAACACGGTGCGTGTATTTGTAATCTGACTCGTCGCTGGCCTGCGCGTGTGCCTGTACCAGCTCGGCGAGGATGAAATTAGCAACATCCCCGGCCAGTAGATCGACGTCGGCGCGCGCCATGTCAGGAAGTCGGTTGAAGCGGCGCATCAGATTGAAAAGCTGACCACCTGCTATAGCCGTATTGTCACGCTCAGTGGCGTTACCGCCGAGTAAATTCAATGTGCTCCCCTTCATTACGCCGACACGATATTGAGCGTTAACGGTTTCAACTCGTGGCAATGTGCGCTCAACAAATGTCTTTGTTAAGTACGCATTAGCGCGGGCTGTTCCCTGTGTCTTTTCCAGCTCACTAACGCGGCGTTTAGCGTCGAGCTGTATCACAGTCGGCTGTTTTTCGAGTAGTTCCTGTGCGCGCACTAAAGCCGCAATTATCTGACTGCGGCTGTGCATTTCCTCATAGGTGGGGTACGGGCTGACGATGGCTTCCCGTGGAGCATTCCACGGGTAAGCAAATTCCTCATGCATCAGGAATTACCCTGCCGGTGTTTATTGCGCTGTTCCTCAATTTCCTGGCAGAAAAGGCAGCGAGTTACACCCAGATATGCGCGGCGGCGCTTTTCAGAAATTGGGGCATCACAGTCTTCACAAAATGAGGCGCTTATAGCAGGCGCGCGATTGACGATATTGGCGATATTGCGAGCCAGCATTTCATCGGTGCGCTGCTGCACGATGTCCATTGAGTCAGCCATTAGTGCGCCTCCTCAATCTGAGCCTGAATTTTTTCCGCTTCCTGATTAAGTAGCTCGGCTGCTTCGATGTGTGTCATTCCATCACTACGGATCTTCCATGCCAATACATTGAGGCGTGAGGCCATAAGTTCTGCACGAGCAAGACGCTCTTCCTTACGCGCATCATTCAGCATCATATCGAGTTCAATATATGAAGCAGGTTTACTGGTACCAGGTAATTTATTCAGCATGTAATTTTCCTTTCTTCAGGCAAAGCGAATCCCGGCGGGTTTACGCCAATTAATTGCTTTGGGTTATTTAGCTTAAAAGAGTCATTCGTTTGGGAAACAAACTCACAACGGCTTTCAGGTGGTTCATTGCGCGAATCAACGCGTTTCTTTCATCAGTAGTGAGATCAGTTAAATCGGCTGAGTGCCTGTCTTTACCTATGTGCGCCAGAAAAAAAATGGCGCTTAACGCTCGTTTGTTATCCTGATAATTGCTGTCAGTAACATCGCGCATTTCAGCAATAAAACGGGCTACATCTTTTTCGCAATTTCCGCCCATCAGTTGAGCCCGAAGTAGAGCAACATGATTCAGCGCGGCAACACGTTGACCGGCTGTTAGTTCGACCAACATGGAATCGCCTTCGATAGCCATGATTTGTTCCTCTTAGGTAATGCTTGTGCTTTTACTTCTGAAGCTGACGGCGTTGCCGGATTCCAGCGCTTACCGTTTTCTCCCATGATCCAGCCGTGTCCGTATGACATGGATGGGCTTTGGCGTGTGAGTCTTGCTGCCAATGAGATCATGATTCCTCCTCAACTCATACCAAATGATGCACCGATGCCGCTGATAGCATCGACAGTTGAGGACAAGGCCGGATTAGCCTGAATACGCGCCTGTACTGCCATTGCGGCCAGTGTTAAGCAGCGAATACCGCTATTAACGTTTTGCAGAAGGCCACGTTTACAGTTGGCTGTCATAGGCTCTTTAGAGGTTGCGCCTGCTGCTAATTGGCCCACTTCTGCAGTAGCTTTCATGACATACAGGGGAAATTTCTCATCAGCGACTTCGTTTACCGGCACACAGGGGAGGCACTGGATTTGCGCCAGCAGGCCATCAACTAACGTTGCATCTTCAGTGACATCAGTAAGGGCTAAAACTTCTAAGACGGTAAGCTGATGTGGCTGGTCTGGATTCAGCTTATTACGCAGCGTTTGCGCACGCATACCGGACTGCTTAGCGACGTCCTCCATGTTGTGAGTTAACGCGAATTTACGACAGGCATCGTCGTAATGAGTATGGGTAGAAACCATGAAATCAAACATGCTCAGATCCTTCTTAACTTGCAAAATCAAGTTATGGTTTGATGTAGCGGCATTTGATTGCCTGCTGGCGGTTTTTTTCACGCCATGCAGCAACATTGATAAGCGGATTACCATGTTTGGTCATGGTGGTTTCTACCACTTCGCCGGTCTTACGATTGGTGCGGTTCTGCGTGTAGGTAAAAGAGGGGGTCGGAGCGAGTAGTACAACGCCGTTAGCAATCCATTTCTCCAGCACTGAAAGGCTGATGCGGTTTGCTGCAGCAAAATCTTGCTTAGACATTGTCGGGGATGTTGCCAGCGTGACAGCTTTGTTTACAGCGTCGTTTACTGCTTCGCTGATAGCTGGCATCAAAATCGCTGCGACATTGGCAATGAAATCTTGAGATTGCACTAAGTCAAATGCGTTTTCACTAATTGCATTTTCAGTTTGCATAACGCAAAATCTCCTGTTTGTTAGCGTGTTCTATGGTGTTGCATGTGGTGTGCATACACATTAGATCACATTTGTGCTCATGTAAAATACTTTTGTGGTTGGTTCTGTATGTCTGACTTACAGTCAAATGCTTATGAAGTGATTGAGAGGTTGCTCGCAGCTTATGGGGTGACTACACAACGAGCCTTGGCAGAATCGCTAAATGTACCTTCAAATAATGTTAGCGCTTGGTCTCAACGTAATAGTGTTCCGGGTAGTGCAATAATAAAGTGCGCTCTAGACACTGGTGCAGATCTGCGTTGGCTTGTGAAAGGTGAGCTTGCAAAAGCAAATTTTGACAGATCTAAAAACCTTCCTCATGGAAAAGCGCTTTTAGATGAAATCATTTCTAATGGTGGTAAGGCTGTGTTACGGCGCATCATGGATGCCTATGGTTTTACATTGCAAAAACAGCTTTGCGAATTGTTAGATATTTCATCGGGTACGGTTAGTACGTGGATTCGTAGAAATCATTTTCCGGGTGAAGTAGTTGTCACTTGTGCCCTTGAAACTGGTGTTTCATTGGAGTGGCTTGCAACGGGTAAAGGAATGTCAAATGGAACAGACATGGAAAACTTTTCTCAAAAAAAACAATTCTGTAAGATAGAGAAAAATAAGCTTTCAGCTGGGAAGTTAATTAAGGATGGTTTTTATTATTTTGACAATTCTTTCATATCAAAAGATGTTATTAGCCCTGTTTTTATCATGTCAGCTTCAAAATCATGGTTAGTGGATTTTGATAAAAGAAACATTAGTAATGGTAGGTGGGTTATTGATATAGACGGAAACGTAGATGTCTATGATATTGCAAGAATTCCAGGTAACAAAATTAACATTGTGGGCAACGGATCAGCGTTTGAATGCAATGTTGAGGAGGTAGCCCCTCTGGGGGTAGTGGTACTAACGTTAGAAAATAATATATAGATATATAAGGATATAATTATGAAAAAGTTTTTAAAGTGGATATTCTATGTTTTTGTTGGGCTAATGGTGATTGGTTATTTTGCAGGAAAAAATGATGATACAAAAACGTCATCGAGTACTTCTCAAGCAAGTCAGTCCTCATCAGCTAATGCATCCGAGAATGCTGAAGAAAGCCCTACGCAAAAACCTATTTATCAGACGACAGCTCGTAAATTATTCAATGATTATGAAGAAAATGAAGTCGCAGTTGATGAACAGTTGAAAGGTAAAGTTGTTGCTATGACTGGCATTGTACAGTCTATCGACAAAGATTTTACAGATTCAATTATTATCAGCTTGAAGACTGATAATGAATTTATGCCCGCACGACTTAAAATGAAGGACTCGCAAAAAGCTGCTGCAATAGCTTTAAAAAAAGGCAAGCAGGTAGTGATCATGTGTGAAAATATGTCTCGCATTATCGGAGCACCTTCAGGTCGAAACTGCTCATTTAACTAATATAGATAGGCGCTAATTATTTTAATGGCGCCTTTTTTTTATTTATATAAAATTAACATGGAGTAGTTATGTCCGAAGGTAGCGGGGCTAAAAGAGCTTTAACTAAAATGATTGAGTTTTACAAAAAACTCGATACACGACAAAGGTTATATTCCAACTTATTTTTTTTCTCCGTTATATTTATAATTGGATGTGTTTTTTTTGATGCTGAGCAAAGGAGGGTTTTTTTAATACTAATTGTCCTTTACTGGACTTCGACTGTAGTGTTCGAAACATTGAGTATATACAAAAAAATATGCAACTATACTTTAGGTAAAGCTTTACTGTTAATTGGGTTTACTCTGTGCACAAATATTTCATTAGCTATTGCTGGGGTTATAATAAATGATGTTACAACTGTAGCCCCCACAAACTTCCCTCATGCATTAATATTGGTTTCTATAGCGATAATACCATTTATAATGGCGATTATAATGCTGGTTATATACTTTGCATTGTTTATCACTCTTCCCATATGGGGGGTTGTCATTTTTGTTTATGATAATAAATTAAAGAAAATTCTACTTCCCGGTTATGAGCCTCAGGATGGAGTGTTTCTATATAAGACAACAAAACTGATTCAGGTTTTATCGATAGGTTGCTACTGTGTCTTTTTCCATTCACTCTTTAACAGCATTCTTGATGATTATACCAAGTTCTTATATTCGAAAGCGCAGTCATTTATTTACACTTTTGAAATGTATGGTAAGTCACCATGCATCGGACTGCCCTCAGGTAAAGTTGCATTTATAAACGATGACAATGTTCTGATTGCTCACAGAAAAGGTGAGGATATGAGCTTCATAACTAATACTTGTGAATATAAAAAATAATTTTAGCTCCTATCCAAGGCAACGGCGGCAGTCTTGCTAAAGGCTGCAGCCATTTTATCGCCACATTCATAGCTAACCTATTAATAAATAAGGCCTATTAAAGTATTCGGTCTTTTTTTGTCAGATGCCGCCCATCAGTTAATGATTTTCAATCAATAACTTAGTCTTTTTCCGTTGTGTTTTTCTCCACTCTTCTGCAAGACGCCATTCCATTATGTCATTGCCATTTTTCCTATTCATATAAGTTACAACCCTGCTTTATTACCTCTCTATGAAAGGGACACCGTGGCGATAATCTGCCACCTGTTTTACTCATGGTTGAAGCCCTGCCAGGAGCATCAGGTATAGGCTGTGCAGCCCGTGCGAGAGAAGTTTGCTGAGTGAACGGCGTTGCAGTACTCGGTAATGACCGCTCTACTATCCTGTGGCACTCTATTAAGTCACATGAAAATGAGGGAACGATAATGAATGCAGGGAATGCAATCACAGAACCTGGCAGATATTACACATTTCAGTCACCACTATCGGGCAACGTATTTTTTGAATTGAGACCACGTGTGCTGCCACGAAACGCACAGCCGGTGCTGGATGAGTCCAGCGGCATGTGCATTGGTTATTCTGTGGCTCAGGCTCCCGGTCTGTGGCAGATATACGATGTGCAGGGGCATTTTGTTCGACTTGAAGAGGCACCTCTCGAAACGCCACTGATTGATCCTACAGACATAGCGCTTCTTGCGTTTGGTGTATTTCGAATTTTCCGCGCTGGCCGCGCATTATTGGAGGCTGGTACACGAGCTGCTATAAGTGCCAGACTCAGCCAGGCAACAATAATGTTCCTGCGTGCCAGGTTAAAAACGGGTTTATCGGCGTGTAACCTGAAAATGACCGAAACAGCGGCGAGGCACATGTATGAGCCGGGTCGCTATGTTCCGTTACATATTCAGGAAAGAGCTATCCGCTATGGCAGACGCATGGCCGATCCTCGCAACGGAGAGGGTATGTATCGTTATGAAACGGAAATGTCTAAATTACACCGTAAGAAAAATATCACTGAGTATAAGAAGTACACTCTTGAGGTTGTGGTAAGGGTATCAGATTGGATGATAACTCATTTTAGGTATTTTTGATTAACCGACAGGAACGTACATATGTTTGATATCAGAGATGAAGAATTCGTTTTTGCGGTGTCGCCTTTTGAACGGGTTGTTGATAACGAAGTCGATCCGGTTAACCATCACTGGGATTGGATACAGTCCTGGATAGAATTCTCGGTAAGCGGCCTGAAGGTGGCGTTTAAGACTGAGTTCACCGTTGGAGAGTTGAAAATGTTGAAAAAAGAATTTTCAGCTTTTCATCAGGCGATAATTGCTCAGCAAAAGTTAAAGTCGTTTAAATATCAAAGCGATATTCATCAGCTTGATATGATACTGACAAATGAAAATACTATTGATAGCGTAACGATTGATTTTATCCTTCGACCGGAGCCTCATGCCGACAGCGTTCAGGTTAAAGGCAGCTTTGGCCTTGATGAAAGCTATTTCCCCGACATTCTGAAGAGGCTGGATGAAATGATTCAATGGCAGAATTAAACATTTAGCCATTGAAAAGTTTTAACTGAAAGCTTTGGGCATAAAATGGGTCTTTATTCAGGTTTTTCCGTCCATGCAATATTCGATGCGGCAGTATCAGCACCTGTACTGCCAGGCAGGGGAAAATTGCTGATGCTCTATATGAGGTTCTGCATAAATGAAGCGTGCTATTTTATGGCTGATTCAGTCATTTTTCTATTTAGTTCCTGCTGCAGTTATTGTGGCTGGCGTGTATATCTTCATCTGCTTTGTTCCGCAGTATGCAGCACTCCTTAGTTTTACATGGGTTATCGTAGTTTCTTATGTGTATATTAAATTTAACCGATGGTATTAATAAAACCCTGACATATTAGTGAGCTTAAAATTTGGGTTGAAAAGCTAACGCAAAATAACCCTATTAGCTTAAGGTGCCCGGTCTCCATCCTAAAAACCCACTCCACTCTGCAAAAGCAGAAACAA